ATGAAGTTTTGGAGAAAATATACTCACCAAGAAATGGATGAAAAAATAACTAAATCTTTAGAGAAAACTTTAAACTATGACAACACTAAAACTATAGGAATACCAGGAACTAAATTGGATGATACTGTTTTTTATGACGATCATAGTTTTGTAAAGCACTCACCATATCTAAGAACATTTATACAAAATCCAAATCATATAGGGTGCCACACATATGATAAAGCAGATATATTATTCGGAGGAACCTTTGATATAGAAAGAGAACTCATTCAATTATTAGCAATTGATGTTCTTAATGGAAATGATGAAGAATTCGATGGATATGTAACTCAGGGAGGAACCGAAGCTAATATACAAGCTATGTGGGTTTATAGAAATTATTTTAAAAAAGAAAGAAAAGCAAAACATGACGAAATAGCTATAATCACATCTGCTGATACTCATTATTCAGCATATAAGGGATCTGATTTATTAAATATAGATATAATAAAGATTCCAGTAGATTTTTATAGCCGTAAAATTCAAGAGGACACTTTAGATAGCATTGTTAAAGAAGCTAAAGAAATTGGAAAAAAATATTTTATAGTAATATCTAATATGGGGACTACAATGTTTGGCTCCGTAGATGATCCGGATTTATATGCTAATATTTTTGATAAATATAATTTAGAATATAAAATTCATGTTGACGGAGCTTTCGGTGGATTCATATATCCTATAAATAATAAAGAGTGTAAAACGGATTTTTCTAATAAAAATGTAAGCTCTATAACATTAGATGGTCATAAAATGTTGCAAGCACCCTATGGTACGGGAATTTTCGTGTGCAGGAAAAATTTAATACACAATACTCTTACAAAGGAAGCAACTTATATAGAGAATTTAGATGTTACACTAAGTGGTAGCCGTTCAGGTTCTAATGCTGTAGCTATATGGATGGTACTTGCTAGCTATGGACCATATGGATGGATGGAAAAGATAAATAAATTAAGAAATAGAACTAAATGGTTATGTAAGCAATTGAATGATATGGGAATTAAATATTACAAAGAGGACAGTATGAACATAGTAACTATAGAAGAACAATATGTTAATAAAGAAATAGCAGAAAAATACTTCCTAGTACCAGAAGTTCATAACCCTACAAATAAATGGTATAAGATCGTCGTTATGGAACATGTTGAATTAGATATATTAAATTCCTTAGTATACGATTTAAGAAAATTCAATAAAGAACACTTAAAAGCAATGTAAATAATAAATAAGTTAAAAGGATACCAATAATATTTAAAGTGAACCCTTTGCCAAAGACATGAGAAAAAAAGTATGGCTAAGACACCATTAAAAGCTGATTTTTAAATTGAATAGGAGTCAGCTTTTTAGATTCCATTAATATCCGAAAACGCTATAATAATCCATATACTCATCTATCATAACTTGTAATTCATTAAATGTATTACAACTTTTGTAACCAATCTCATCTTTCATATGACCAAAGATTGACTCCACGGGGCATTATCCTATAAATTACCTTTTTCTAACATAGATTGCCCTAATTTATTTTCCTTAAGTATGTTTTGAAGTATCCTTCATAACCATTTTACATAAAAATAAGTCCTATACAAGTAAACATGTTTTTTTCGTGTCCACTGTATAGGGTCTATTTTATTGTTTCTACATCCTTTTTTATGTCTTCCACTACGCCAAATTTATCTACTAGTTTATCTATAGTAGCCTGGTATCTTCTTTCTCTTTCCCCTGTTGTTTTAAGTACATATGATAGTAAAAATACAAAAGCCCAGAGCCTAAACCTTGGCTAAGAGCTGCGGTTAATAAGTCATTCATGTTACACCTATCTTTGCTAAATAAAATAGAGTTGATTATATAATTTATTTATCCTAAATAAAATAAAGAACCCTGAATACAGGATTCCCTATTTTGATTACTCTTTATCAAGAAGTACTAATGTATATGGCTCATCTGCATCTCTATTTGTGGTCCATTTACTATGAACTACAACTAGATACTCTTTAATTAATTCACCATCACTACCTGTACGACCTGGAAGATCAATCTCTTTTACTTGATCAAGGCTATCTGTTCTAGCTACTTCTTCTAGGTGTCCATCACTAAACCTTTGCCAAATTACTAGATCATAATAATATCCTTCAGGTGCCCTAAATGATACTTTATAATTTTTCTTAATTGCATCGAAATTCCATACATCAATATCCCCTGCAGGAAGGTATCCTTTGTTTGCTGTATGACAATAACTATAAGGTAGTAAATAATTGGTTTCTTCTTTGCTCATTAGATTATTTGGCTCCTGTTCCCAGTTAATATATCCATCACATGTAGAAGCAGAAACTGGAGTTATATTTAAAAAGAATATCCCAATAGCTAAGAAAAAAATAGATAAGTTTTTTTTCATGATATTCGTCCTTTCTAAATTTTAGTACAGGCCTGTCTATATACATATTATTACATATATTCAAAAAAGTTAAATTTAATATAAAATAATCAAATTATGTAAAAACAAACTAATTATAAAAATTTTATACCTATTTAACTGCCTAAAAAGTTAGCCCATATATATTCATCAAATATATTATACAAATAAATTAACTAAAGTTATAAAGAAAGCTAAAATAGATAAAAAAGTTGGCTTTCATGATTTAAGACATACTAATGCAATGCTTTTACTATCACAAGGTGTAGATTTTAAAGTTATGCAAAAACGTTTAGGGCATGAAGATATAAACACTACTTTAAATACTTATTCACATGTTAACAAAACAATACAGAAAAATGCAACTGATAAGTTAAATAGCATATTAGATTTTTAATGGTATGGTAAAATAGAAAAACACCAGGTATAAAACCTAGTGTTTTCAATGGCACGACCAAGCCTATAAGCCGAGTTCTGTGTTAGAAAAAATTTATATTTTATAATATCTTATTATATCTTAAAGTCTTTGTATTACTAGTTTAATGTCTGTTTTATAATTTATCAAATTATTTTTATATCTACTTTATTTTTTAAGAAGTATGGCAAAAGTATGGCATTTTTTATTTTGCCATACTTCTTATTTTTTTCATTTATAATATGATTAAAATATCTATATTTTGGATATAATAGAAATGCCTAAAACTATACCAATCTATATATAAAAATCCATACAAAAAAGAACCCTATTTATTGGGGTTCTTTTTTTTGGGAGATATGTGTTTAACTTATAGCAAACTATCATATTTAATATTCTATAAATGTTAAAAAATTCCTTTTGATTTTTTAAATAAATATTTTGTAATTGTAAATACTAAAAATGTACTATATATTTTCTATGCTTTGTCAATAAAAAAGAAGGTAGTTCCAATTAAGGAACTACCTTTTAAATTTAATATCTTACATATTTAGCATAAACATAACCCCCATGTGGTGGATAATAAATATGTATCCAATCTCCTTCTTTACGATATAAATTAACCTTTGTACCATTAGGTAAAGCACCCAATATTTTAGAAGATGTAGATTTCTTTTCTCTAATATTTACACCACTTGGTGTGTTTATAATTCCTGTTTTACCATCTAAGTTTGAAGCATTTGAGTTACTGCTACCACCTTGAACACTTACATAATTCTTATGAATATAACACCTATTATATCCATTGTATAAGCTATAGCAATGGTACCAGTCACCCTCTAGTCTGTATAATTTAACTTTATCCCCTTTATTAACGGAACCTAAGATTTTTCCGTTAGGATCTAATCTTACATTTACACCGTTACCTGTTATAATACCTACTTTATCCCTAACGCCATCATTTACAGTGGTGCTCGTACTAGAACCACTTCCTACATTTAAAACAGCATTTCTAATTTCATTTAATGGATATTTTGTACCAGGACAATTAGAACTACCAACTTCCCTATGACCGCATATTTTAGTTATGTCATATTTATTGCATAAGTATCTGCACAATTCTATAATTGCATTTTTCTGTGCTTGTGGCATAGTCTCACTCATATAAGATCCTTCGGCGCATACTCCTAATGTATTAGTGTTATGTCCAGCCACATGAGCACCTATTACGTTATCAGGTCTACCTTTCCATATCTCTCCGTTTTTTCTTACAAAATAATGATAACCTATACCTGCCCAACCATTATTTAAATGCCATAAATGTACATCATAAATACTACAACAACTTGCTTCAGCATGATGTAAATCAATCTCATGTGGATTATTGCCATAAGACATACTCCCAAAACTTAAATTTGCATTTCTAATATTCATATAAAATACCCCTCCCCTAAATTTAAAAATAAAAAGAACAGGTTTATTCCTGCTCTTTACTTTCCTTAACTGCTTGTCTAGCTGAACTTTGACCGAAATAAAATCCTATTATTAATGTAAATACTGAAAGGAACTCTGTACTGGATAAACTACCTTTTGTACTTAAAATACAAAATACTATAGTAGTTAATAATGCTATCATCTTCTTTATTTGTAAAAATTGTTCTAAAAACTTCATTTGAACGCCTACCTTTCTACTTAAATAAATTGTGCTGAATTGCATAAAAAAAGAAGCTCACTAAAGCTCCTACTGTTAATCCTATATACCATTTTAAAACTGATACTAATTGTTTTAGCTGGTCGCAAAGATTTTCAATCTTAGTATCTGTCCTAGATTGGTTTTGTTCTATTTTATCAATTCTTTTTCCATGATCGTTAAGTCTAATATCATGTACATTTATTTTTTCTTCTATCCTTTTATGTTTTTCTTCGCAGACTTTTAATTCCACATTGCACCTCCAGTAATTAAAAATAGGCAAAATAAAAACACCTATTCGGTGCCTACTTTGCCTTTATAAATTATTTATGTCGCCTTATTTATCGTTTTGTAAAAAAAGAACTTACATTGTGTAAGCTCTAATTAGATTTTTTTATATTAGATACTTTACTTATAAAAATTATTTTTCCAAATAATATTATAATGTAATATTCTTTCTTTATAATCACTTGATATATCTTGTGGTTTCTTAAAGTTAATTATAAAATCATTTTTACCTAATTTATACTCTTTATATTCTCTTGTTATAGAATAATCATTTATTCTTATTAAATCTTTATCTATATTTCGATAATACAATTCTATCTTAGGTGGGAAAGTTACATCCTTACTTTCATCAAATCTAATAATTGTTTCTAAAAGCCATATGTCGTTTTTTAATCTTTCAGCAGGTATAATATCTTCTCCTATCTTAGTATAAAATTCTGGATTATCTTTTATATATTTAATTAATTGTTCTTTCATAGGAATTAAGCCTTCTTCCACTTTTTTATCTACCCATTTTTTAACAAGAATGGTTATCGTTATAGATAGAACTGCTACAATAACCCCTAAGATTGCCCACGTTAAAATAACCCATTGTTGCGTACTATTAATTAATTTTTCTAAATATTCAATTCTAACAAATATTTCTTTTATATTTTCTGACACTTCATTCACACTCCTCTGCCTTAAATATTATTAGACAAAGGATTGTAAAATCCTTCATTTTATTTATTTTTTTCCAAACTAATCATTGATCCACAAAATAATATGGTGTGTATAAGCATAGCTATAGGGATTAAATTTAACAATTTAAAATATATCGAAATAGGCATTAATATACATAGATATAATATTGGTGTTAATATAAAATTAATCATAGATATATTAATTAAATTTTTTTTCACATTTTCACCTCATTTTAAGCAATAAAAAAAGACTATCTATAGTCTTAACTTATGCTTACTTTATATTCAATTATGCGCCGCAATATTTATCTATTGCGTCTTAATTATATTTTCTTTCTCTTCTATAGTTATCCATTTTGCTTGTACAAAAATATCTAAATCTTCTTCCACATATAATCCCATTAAAAAATATTCTTTAATATAACTAAGCATTTGCATTACCTCCTAATTGTGCTATTTTTAATAGTAAAGATGAGTTTGATTCTTTTTGTTTATTTAGCTCTATTTGTATCTTTGCATTATCTTTCAGTAATTTTGCATTTAATTCTGCTTGTTGTTTTTGTTGCTCTAATCCTTCATCAGATTTTGGGACATCTTCATATTCATAGAATATTTGTTTATTTACAGGATCCCAATACATTATAGCTTGCTTATTTTCTATATACTTTGGTTCTGGTATATTTTCTATAAGAATTCCTTCTTGTTCTAATTCTTCTTTTGTTTTGTGTAGACCATAAACATTGTCAAAAGGCATATAATGTATAAATTTTGCCCTAATTTTATTTTCCTCAATCCTTTTTAGTTCACCTAAAAATATCATAATTTCTACCTCCTATATTAATTGATATACTATTATACTAAAACTTTATAAGCTAGCTTGATTTTATTAATAACATTATTATTATAAAAATATATACAACCATCTTTGTCTGATCCTAAAAAATGTTCATCTGTACAATTATAAGAACAGATAATATTACCACTTTTATCTATTTTATGAAGTATACTACCTGTATAAATATATAAATATTTTCTTAAAAAATCTAATTCAATATATTTACATTCTAAACCAATCTGTTCTGTTTTATTTGTTTTAATATTATATCTCCATATTTTTTTATTAGAATCATACCAATATACATATTCACCCAACATTACACTATTTGATTCATAAGGTAATGATTTTTTTTCTAATTCAGTTATATCACCATTTACATTAATTTTATAATAACTACCACTTGAATAATCACAACTGATATAAAAATCAGTTCCATCTGAAAATATATTTGAAAATTTATATTTAAATTCATATTTAGTATTCCATCCAAATAAATACTTACTCCATATAATATCTGCATAACTTAAACGAAATAAAAAAACTTCTCCACTACGTTCATTATATCCACAACAAATTCCATCATTATTTATTGCAACTCCACCATAACCAGAATAACTATAAGCATGATCGCCTCCAAAACCATAAGTAGATATACGTGTAATATCACAAGTTTCTGCATTTATTTTATAATAATATTGTCCACTATGTTTTAAACCTTTATTAAAAATATAAAAATAATTATCATGAAAAAAGATTTTATAAATATCATCAAAATAAGTATAAGAACCTGAGCTAAAACCGTTATGATCTATTTTCTTCGATAATATTAAATTCCCATCTAAACTATATTTCTTTATAGAATCCTTCCAATTAATTACATATATATAATCTTTTATAAAAAATAACATACCAGAATCCATATTTTTAGAAAAAATATTTTTTATTGAGAATTCTACATTCTCAGCATTTATCAAATCATTTTGTGTATACCCTGTTTTTATATTTTTAATTTTATTTGATAAAGTATCATATGAATCGCTACCACTTGCTGGTATACCTTTGCCAGTAATAGCAGTAGCTACTTTAGTTTTTCCATTACTGGCAGATATAAAAAGCTCATTTATGGAACTTTTTATATCCTTAGCATTTGTTTTTAGTTTTTCTGTTCCAATTTCTGTCGCAATATCAGCCAATTCCGATTTAATATTAGTTATATTTTCCTCATTTTTACTTACTCTCTTACCTAAATCCACCATACTACTATTTATTATTTCTATATCTTTTTTTGTAGCCAGTATAACTGTTGGATCTACTTTTAAAGTTACACTAGATGTATTACTCACTTCTAAAATTGTTCTTATAAGTATATCTTTACTACTTCCATCTTGTGTTAGCGGTTTATATGTTTCTGGATATTTTGCAATAGCTACAACATTATCTTCATCATCCAGTATTGCGGCTTCTCTTATCATAAACCCACCAACATTACTAGGTAATAGTACCTCTATAATTATCCAATTGGGGTTATTTTCATCTATCGAAATAGAGTTTATATTTCCCTCCCATACCTTATGTTTAAGCTCTGTCTGTTCTTCTATTGGGTTATAATAACTTCCGTTACTATCTCCAACTTGTAGCTTACAAAAATTAACCTTAGTTCCTAGTGCTGTTGAATTAGCTATTTTCGCTTTACCTATTTTAGTTAGTATTGTATAAAATTGTTCTGCCATTAATTAAGCCTCCTTCCTAGGATATATTGTTATATTTTCTACCCCTGTATTACTACCCATAGCTATATTAACTTTACCCTTAGATGTTATATCTTTAGGCATCCATGGATAAACAGTTATTTCTTCACCACTTGTTATAGCACTAGCATAATATATACTAGTACTTATTTTCTGGACTAAAGTAGAACTTAACATCATATTACATGGAACAATATATCTAAAGTTATCTATTATTTCATTAAACATACTCCAATCAAAAGTGTTTATTTCAACTTTTAATACATATTCATCATTAAGTACTTCAACTTTATAATTCCCTTCACAAAATAAAGTTTTTAATCTATGTTCCAAAGCCCTTTGAGTTATAGGCATCTTATCCATTTTTCTATTTTTAATTCTTAGTTTTCTAAACTCCAATGTATCATTTACTAAATCAGCTCTTATCTTAAATAACTTTTCTTGATGTTTTACACCATATTCTGTTGCAGTGTCTATAAAATTTTCTTTTAAGATTCTTTGCTGGCCTTTTTCTAATAGCTCAAGGTCTCCATCTTCTGTAGAAGTAATTTGTTTAAAATCTTCTATATTAGCTATTTGTGGTGGTAAAAAATCAATTAATTTCTTTTTCACTCAACACCACCTCTTTCAATATTGGAGCTTCTTCACTCTCTAGAGTTAAATTCTCTTCCTTACCATTTATCTTAGTATTAAATAAGTCTGCTACACCTTCTACATTCAAAATTCTAGCTTCAATTTGACTAATTCTAACTATAGTATTATCCTCTGTATCCCATTGTTTTCTAAGGTTTAACAAGTAATCTTTAATAACTTTTTCTATATCCTGTTGTACTTGGCCAATAGTAAGTCCTCTCTTTAAAAGAAGTTTTGTTTCTATAGTTATTTCTATATCTTTAGCACTTAATACAGTAACAACATGGCCTACTGGAGCAACACCAAATCCTTTACCTTGGTTTGGTACTGGATCTAGTATAGTTTGCACCTTGTCTATTAATTCTATTGTAGGAACACTATAATCACTATCTAAAAATACTATTTTCACAGTTCCCCCACCATTCCATATAGGAAACACTTTTACAGTTCCGACACCTTCAATAGCCCTAGTATTAATTTTATAATCTGCTATGTTACCACCATAAGGTTTCTCATTAAGATGTTCTATATATCTATCATATAAACTCTGGTTACTTTCAATATCTTCTCCTGGTATAATAAGTTCTCCTAATGTAGCAATGGATAAATCCTCAATATATTCTATAGGTACTAGTTGACCTGTTATAGAGTTTCCCTCTATACCTGTTGTTTCACATTGCATTTTATATAAACCAGTAGAAATTTTTCCTACAGCAATAAAATTAAAATCTTCTATGGAAAATCTACTATTCAAAGGAATATCTATTAATTCATTTTCTTCGTTATAAAAGTATCCTTTTTTAATTGCATAAGTTGCTTTTTCTCTTTTAAGCCCTTCTTCTGCTACCCTTAAATCTAGAAGTTCAGGTGGCATATCGGGGCTTGCAAAAGTACATTTTAAAAAGTAGTCCATATCGGAATACATTTTAGCCACCTCTTGGGCTGCTGGTGCTAAAGCATTATAAATTATAGAACCTTCTCTTTTATCTAAATCATTAGATATTTTGTTCATCATCCTATCTAAAATCACTTCTTCGGTTTGATCTTCAAACAACTATCTCACCACACTTTCAGTAAATTCTCCATAAATAGAAAAGACGGTAAAACTTACTTCTACACCGTCTTTATCATAATTAAATATAAAATTGTCTACATTATTAATCCTATCATCTTGGCTTAAAGCTTCTCTTATTCTTCTTTTAAACTCACTTTCTGCTATATCCTTTTGTTTACTTATAAGTCCATTAAGTTCACTCCCGTAGTTCCAACTATAGATAAGGTACTCATATCTTTCAGTGCCTAATATCAATTGTATTGCTTGTTTTAAAGCTTCTTTACCATTTGTAAATCCTACTATTCTATTATCTTTAATTTTATAAGTCTTTGTTGGTTCGATTATTTCTTCCACTTCTATATCTTCATCAAGTATTGCACCTTGTGGTAATATACTAACCTCACTCACACCTACACCACCTTATCTAAGATTACATACTGTTGTCCACCTTGAACTCTAAGCAATAAAACCTTATCCCCTTGTTTTAGACCTTCTCTAATTAATAACTTATCTAAAGATATATTTAGGTTACTTTCAATAGAATTATTTATATAAGTATGAGTATGTCTTAAATCTACCTCATATCTAATTAAGCTTTCAGGAATAATAAAAAAATCTCTATCTAATATAAGCTTTTGATCCACCTTTATTTTCAAATCCTCTGCATTTATAACTTCACCAAAAGTTATTTCTACGGGTTTGCCAGCTCCTACTGCTCCCATACTTGCTTTTTTAATTGTATCTATCATTCCCATATCTACACCACCTTTAAATCAAAATCCATTACAAGTTGTCCTTTAGAAAATTTATGTGTAGCTTCTTCTATAAGGTAATACTGTTTTATTCCCTTTTCTTTTATATCTACATACACACCACTACCAGCTCTTAATTTTAAATCCGCTGCTATATCTGTGCTAATAACATCTTTTAATTTTAAAGTTTTAGTTTCTCTATTTTTAAGCTTTAATGCTGCATTAACCATCTCTTGAATCTGCGCCTTGTTCATTTTTTCATCTACTTTTTTGAAATACTGTAATCTTCCCCACCTAGCAATGTTTCTGCTATCTTGTGCTATATAAACATCTCTACCCTTAGTATCTTTATTATCTCTTACTATTTTAACTCTATTATAAGTATCACTATCTATACTATTTTTCCAATCATAATCTCCTAAGTTACTATCATCACTAATAACTACAGGTTGCTTCATGTTATTTATATTTTTTAAGTTTAAATATCCAAAATCATCATATAATGTATAAGTTTTTTTATTATTCATTAGGGTTTTTTCTAAAGAACTATATATTATATCTAGTAATTTTTTATCATCTTCTAATAACTGTGGTATAAAATATCCCGTGTCTTCTATAGTTCCTACTCTCAATCCTATATCTTTAGCAATTTGTATTAAGATTTGGCTTGCTTTTTTATTTTTAAATACATAAGTATCATTAAATAAAAGATATCGTAATTGATCATAAGCAGTTACTTTTGTAATTGGATTTTTACTTCCTCCATTTTCAAATGCATATCCATAAAATACTGAATTACCATCTACTTTAAAACTTATTACATCACCATTATTTATAGTAATTTGCTTATCTTTTAATATTTCAAAATCCAAACTAGAGGGCTTATCTTTTCTTTTGGTTTTCCAAGTAACTTCGTTTGTTAATTCAGATATATCAAAAACATTTCCATTTTTATTATCTAATAATAATTGTATATTCATTAGCCCACCACCTATGGAAGTTTTAAAACTTGTCCTGTATATATTAAGTTAGGATTCTTAATCTTATCTTTATTCAAATTATAAATTTGTGGCCACTTATTACCATCACCTAAGTATCTTTTAGCTATATGCCACAACGTATCATTACCGCTAACTGTGTGTGTTTTAGGTTTATTAGTATTACTTGGTCTTGTAGCCCTGGAATTCGCTATTACTTTTTTCACAGATTGATTAGCTGCTGCAGTTTTTGGTGTTACTATAACTACTTTTTTAGCAGCATAGTTTTTATATCTTTTAAGTTCTATAGAATAATGTACGTCTCCAACTTCTCCGGCTTCTTCGCTTGGTTTAAAATTCTCTATAGTAAATAAATCATTAATTTCTAAAGGACTGCCTGTAAATATAAATCTTATCTTTTGCTTTTTATCCCTCCATTCTCTAATCTTTGCAATATAAAAGCTCGGTTCAAATAATTGTTCCGAGCTTACATAAGGACCTTTATGCTTGGGAAAGAAACTTTCAAAGCTTATTTCCATCAACTTAGGCTTATTTATTGTATTAATTTCACCTAAATTAATTATGTCGTATGTTTTATTATTTCCATCTTCATCAAATTCAATTTTCTCTGGTAACACTGGGAGTATAAATCCTTCTTCACCATCATTAATTCCTAAATACATTTTATACATTAAGCATATACCCCCTCGGCGCTGTTAGCCAATTCATTTTCCATGTAATTCTCTATTTTAGATATTATTTTATTTATGTCTGCTTCTTCTTTAATATCTCCGGTAGTAACTTGCACTGTTGGAGTTAAAGTTACGAAGTTTTGTATACTTTCCATTTCTGCTAAATCTCTCATCATTTCCAAGTGTTCATTAGAAATATCTATTTTGTCGTCTATATTTTTAAGGTGATTGTTAGCATCTTTTAGCCCTTTGTTTCCACTTGGGGATTTGCTACCTTTGTTTTTGCCATCATCTCCTGCTGTTCCCAATGTTCCTGGCCCTTGTGCTTTATTCCATGCCGCCATATCTGGCATTTTACCCATGTCTGGAATATTACCCTTATTAAATATATTTCCTAAATCAAATTTATCGCCTATGTTTTTACCAACCGTATAACCTGAATCATATGCTTTACCATATTCAAACCTATCTAGATGCATTGCAGACGAATCCATCTTTTGAAATTGAATTTTAGGTTTACCAACTAATTTATCCACAGCACCTTGAAGTCCATTTTGCCAATTACCTACTGCATTGGCAAGGTTCGAGCCGAATATCGTATCTATAGCGGAGGCTATACTTTTAAGTATCCCTAAAACTTCATCTGCCATTGCTGCAAATAGCCTAATTATAGAACCTATAGGATCATTAAATACATTAGCGAAAAATTCTGCAAATGCAGCAAAATGATTATAAAACAAAGCTATAATATCAACAACTAAATTATAAAATGCTACAAATAAATTTCCTATAAAAGCAAGTGCCACCATAAATGATCCTGCAATAATACCGGTTGCTGAAACGCTTGTACCTGCAAAATGATTTACCGCCGCTACTGCTCCATAGAATAAAGCTATTAATAAAATTATTGCAATAATAATCCATGTTAAAGGGCAGGCTAATAATGCTGCATTTAATCCATCTTGAGCTATTATTAAGGCAAGTATAGCGGCTGTTTCTGCCCAAGACGCAATAGTGTGGGCAATCTTAGCAATAGTAGTTTGTATAGTTGTTAACCATGCAATTCCCATTGTCGCATTATAAGCTATCATTGCAAATACAATTCCCCAAATGATAGGACTAATTATGCTCCAATTATCAATAAATGTTTGACTTAATGATGTAATAATATCCATAGCTTCCATCGTTAAATTCACAATTATATCTAATCCTACGCTTATACCATTAAAAAAACCTTCAAAACTTCCATTTTTAAATCCTTCATTTATTCTACTAAGCAAAGGTTTTAAAACTTCTAACGCAGTTTCACTTGCCTGTGCAAACGCAGTTTCTATGTTTGATTTAAGGTTATTTAATTGTGCTACAGCAGATTGGTTAAACTCTTCCAAAGCTTTATCACTAGCACCTTTTTTAGCTAATAATTCATCGAACTTGCTTATAAACTCATCCATACTTTTAGATGCCTTTAATATTTCAGCGTCAGCTTTACCAAATCCAAATCTAGATTTTAAAGACATAAAGTCTCCTCCTAAAGCTTCTTTTAATGCAAATCCTGCACCTTCTAATCCCTGCGTTGGATCTAAGAACGCCAATTTTTCAGCTGTCTTATTTAAGTCCATAAGTTTATCTGTATTTTTCGTAAATTGAATAAAACTCCTAGTTATAGTATTAAATTCTTTTAACCCATATACACTCTCATTAGCATATTTATTCAAACCTCCAAAGAAAGCTTTACCTATATCTTTATTACCTAACATACCACTTATAGTTATTAATTGTTGTTCTAACCTTGCTCCTCCACCTATGGTTAAGTCTAATCCTTTCTTAGCAGCTTGAAACCCTAAATAAGCACCTACCAGATTCTTTGCTTTGCTTATCAACCCATTGGCTTCGCTAGATCCTCTATTAAAAGAATCATTCAATTTGTTTTGATTATTTTGAGCTTTCTCCTGAGCACTAGCTAATTCTTGCAATCCAGCTGAAGCTCTTTGAATTGCTCCCCTCGCAGTGTTTAAAGAATTAGTTATTCTTATATCTTTATTTGCAGCATTATTCATTTGGTCCATAGCACTTATTGTTAAATTTAAAGCTTGCGTAACTTGTTGGAGAGGTCTCGTCATTTGATCAAACATTTTGAGTGCAGTAGATACTGTTGCCATCTATTCACCCCGCTTTCAAACAATAATAAAAGCACCTACATTAAAGTAAGTGCTTTAAGCTCTTATTTCTATATAAAAAATAATTTTATCTAACAACGTATTTAAATTCTTTATTATTTGCGTTTATTAAAACAACTAATGATTTATTATCTTTCTCTATTTCTTCTGGAACTTCAGCTATAAAGTGAATCATTCCCTTTTTCAATGGTTCTATTGGTGTTATATTTGTATAAGTAAAATTTGTACCCTCATCTTTCTCTATTGCTGAAAATGTCTTGTACTCATATTTATTATCATAAATAACTTTAACTGATAAAAACCCATCTGACCTTTTCCCTTCTGTCAAAAGGCTTTTTACATCTATTACCGTATCGAAATAAACTGTTCCTGGTTCTTTTGCTTCATAATAAGTATACATATTCTTAGGATTAGGTGGATTTATTCTTTTACCAAATTTAGTATCAATAACTGTAAATTCACAATAATCTTTTATTTCATTTACTTTCCCTTTATCGATAATGTCTTTCTTATCATCCTTTTTACTTGTCTGAGCTTTTTTCTCTGTGTTATTTTTAGAAGCTGTTTCTGTAGAAACTTCTTGCCCACATCCACTCATTGTTAATAAAAATACTCCAATAAAAATAGTGCTTAATATTTTTTTCATATGATTACAACCCCTTTATTAAAAATCACTTTAATAATAACAAATATTGGGGTTTGTTTCAATATTATCTTTTTCTTTTAGTTTTATCCGCTTGTTTCTTTTCATTCTCTATATGCAAATCTATGGAAGCATATATAAAAGCCCTTTCTCTCCTTGGCATTTTAACAAAAGCACTAGGAAGAATTTTTAATCGGTGGAGGGCATAATGAGCATAATTGGCTTCACCATCCCCTCCCTTGATTAGTTTTTTGCTTCTTCTACTAACTCCTGTATACCTTTATCGTATCCATTTATTTCACTTACAACGCTACCCCATTCCATGTATTCGCCATCACTCATTTTAGACTTCATAGCCTTAAGTAATTGTTCAGCTCCCATAACACCCCAAGCCTTTTGTAGTTCTGCATTTTTTAAATCAGAATATGTTGTAGTCTCTATTATCTGATTAGCTATAAATTTATCTTGGTCAGTTTCACTCATTTTTTGACCTTTAACTATTGTTATCTTTTTACACTTCTTTCTAAGTTCGTCACCTTTATCAGCACTTATCGGTTTAAATTTCATTTGTTTCTTTTTACCACCTATGGTTATTTCTCTTTCTATTTCTTCTACTTCCTCAAAACTATCCATTAAAAAATCTTCAAAATTATTCATTATATACTCCTCCTATTAACCTAATACTGGTTTTCCAAATTTATCTAATAAGTCCACGTCATCAAACGTGAATCCCATATCTTCTTCAAGTACCTCAGATTCTACATCAAACATTGCCATGGAAACTTCATCTAAATTACAATCTTTTAAAACTGTAGTTTGTTTCCCTATGCTACTTGTTGGATCTTCATTTGTAACACTCATATCAAAATACGTATCTACTCCAGTTTTCATATACTTAATCATCAATTCTCTAAACAAAGAAGTCACATAATATACTGTCAATGTACCAGAACCACTCCAACCAGCTGCTTTATGTTGTTCTCCTCTTTTTCCTAAAGTTTTTACTTCTGTTTTTTTCTTTTCTACTTTTGATTCTAATTTTTTAGCATAGAACAATTCTTCATTTCTACCTTCAATGGTTAAATAAGCTCTAGCTTCTTGTCCACTTATTGTATCTCCTGCTTTAAGAAATCCCATTTACTATTCCACCTCCACATCCATATATAGCTTTTCCATAGCATCTATTGGTTGTACCCCCATTCTAGCTACTACAGAATCTTTATCTTGTCCTCTTTTAATTTCAACATCTTCTGGAACAACATTCTCAAGTGCTCCGATTCCCTGTAATTTTTCTAAGAACTTAATTACATCCTTTTTATATAAATTTCTTCCATCTTCCCCATTATCACCTTTACCAATATAATTAGTTTCCCATAATAACCTACTTCCATTATTTACTTCAAAGAGTGTTCGAACTACTCTGTTTTTTCTATAATCTTTTCCTTTATCTTCTGTAAAACTTTTAAATGTATTAACATCCTGTTCTATTACTACTTTTCTATTACTAATGGTAAAGACTATTTCTCCGTTTAATAAAGCTTCTTCTATTTCCCTGTTGGTGTATTTAGTATCTACATCAATAGCTCCTGGATATTCCAGGTAAGTGTTTGATTGATTTACATTTGCTCCAGCGGTAGCTCCAGTTACAAATGCAACTGCTTGATTGGATTTTATTACTGTATTATCAGCTAGAATAACACCATTTTTAACAGTAATAACATTTTCACTATCAGCTTCAGGATAATTTTCTAGTATCAACTGCACTTGTCTACCATCTTCTTTAAGTCTTTTTATAAATGTAGTTGCTACTGCTTTTATAGTAGGATCTTTAGTTGGAATACCCATAGCGTGAAATTCATAAGGTTCTATAACTGATAAATAATCAGTATATCCTTGATTGGTAACAGTACCATCAGCTCCACCTTTAAGCGGTAATCCAGCAGAAGTTTTCAATTCTCCGGTACCTTTGAAATCAACATAATCATTATCTTTCAAATCTTCTATAGTTTTAACTAATTGCTTATCCACCTTATTTCCTTCAAATCTAGTAATAACTTCAAAACTTCCTGTGAAATCTATACTATTTTGAATTATTACAGTAATATTATTTCCTTTTGTTCCAGTATATTTAGCATTTATAGTTAATCCTTCTAATGCAGCAGTAGCCTTAGTTCCTTCATTAAGTCTATACAATAAAAGTATCTTAGCTTTCTTTAATACTTCTCTAATAAGCAATGCACTTTCATCAGCTATATTTATACCTAGTACTTTAGATAAATCATCATCAGCATGTATAGTAATAATTTCTTTTTCAGGTCCCCATGGTAGCTCTAATGGTAGAGTTGCAATTCCTCTTTCTCCTATTGGCGTTTGCCCTTGCTTTTTAGACTTAAAATTTATATAAGCCCCTGGTCTAATTTTATTTTGTCTTTCCCAAGTTCCACCAGACATACTATTTCACCTCTTTCTTACTAAAATCTTCTAAGACTTTATTTACTTCTTTTAAGCTATACTGTTCATCTTTTAATAAAGCTTTAAGTACATCTATTTCTATTACCGTAAACTGTTTTGAGTTTACTATTTGTTCTTTGGTAAATTTAACTTCCTGTTCTTTATCTGCCATTTAAATATACCTCCTGTTTCAATTTATTCATTTTAGGAGCTTCTTCAATCTCTTTTAAAACATGATAATTAAATTGCAACATGAAGTGTAAAACTCCATCTATAACCTCATGTGTCATTTCATTAGACCTATACAAACTATTATTTACTTTCACATATTCAAGCACCTCATAAAGCCTATCAGCCATATCATTACAATCTGAATTAATATCTTCCTTATCATTAAAATAATGAATATCAAAAGATATATTTTTCTTATATCTAATATTGAATTCTTTGCCTTGGCCTGAACTTAAAACCTTAATAAAAAAACAAGGCTCTTCAAAGCCCTGCCCTATCTCTTCATTATATATGGTTATGTTAGGAAACTTGTTATCCAATGTTTGATTAATTCCTATCCTTAAATCATTTATATTTGCTATGTTATCACCTACTTTAACAACACTCGAGTTGTTATTATAAATAATGCAGTTGCAATAAATATTAATAAATCAAATATTGCCTCTAATTTCTTTCCTTGCTTAAATTCACTTAATGAATGATAAATTACAACAATCATATAAAATAATAGCCCAATAGCTAAAACTATCTTCATATCATCACTTTCCTTAAGCTCTACCATTAAGTATTTGATTTAATAATTCTACTTGTTTTCTTTCTAAAAACCTAGGTAACTGTCTTTCAATTTCTTGCATTGATATTGTAGCCATAAATCTACCTTCGACCCAGCCTTTATGATTTTTAGTTCTGTGTCCATACTCCACATAACTTGCATATTCAGTATTATTAAATATTTCAACTATATATGCATCACCTTGCTTTATTACATTTCCTACTTGCCAGTTACGTCTTAAATACCCTCCTGTTTTATTAGGATAAACACCTACTGGAGTTCTTTTTTTAATCTTTCTTTCAGCTCTAAAGGCCATTTCAAGAAGAAATTCTCTTATCCACCTTTCAATTACTCTTTCATCAAGTGCCTTTTGAAAACTCTTAGCCATCTTCTTAAAATCAGAATAATCAAAACTAGCTAATCTAGCCATTAGGCTTTATCCTCTTTATTTAAAATAACTTCCTGGTGTGTATAATAAGGAAATCCTTCTCCGGCTTTATATTTAGTTTTTACATCCAATGTATTAGTAATTTCTATTTCATCACCTTGTTTAATTTTAACTTCTGGAGCTATAAAAAGCTTGAGCTCATAGTTTATATTATTTGTTGTATCACTTTGATTATTTTTACTTAGACTTTGTTTTGATACTTTGCAAGATTGTTTTTCATACTTAGGAATTGGATTAATACCTGTTTTAGTTTCTTTAGTTACTGGATCTTTATATTTTTCATACCCATAAATATTACAAGTGCAATCATACAGGCTTTCAATAGCTTTTCTTGCTTGCTTTCTAGCCTTTTCTATACCTTTAAGCATATTACCAAACCAACTTTCTATATTTATGAAGTTTAGCTTTATAGTCTTTTACTAGGCTATCCTTAAATTCAGCATTATCAGTTCTATAGCTTATAGAAGTATCCCCTTCACTTATAGAGGAAATGGAACCTAAAGGATTCTCTTCTTCCCCTAGGTTATCATTTCTATATATATCTATAGACATTCTTAAAATAGTATTATTTAATTCTTCTGGGATTTCTTTTATGTGACAATAATTCCTTATTGTTTGTTCAGCATCCTCTATTGCGAATTGCAATGAAAAATCCTTAGAATCATCATCTAAGGATATTCCTAAAAGCTTCTTTAATTTTTCCAGTTGAGCCATTAAACTCACCTTCTTATATTTTATGTTTAAATGCAACTATTCTTATTTGTTTTGGTTCATATACTCTTTCCCAGTTAGTTTTTTCTTGTAATTCAGCTCTACTTGGTCCTTCTACTTTTGCTACTTTAGCATTAGTAAATTTAACTCCTCTTGGATGTAATATCATTGTTTTTCTATTAATTAAATAATCAACACCTGAACCTTTCTTTTTATCCCTATCAGTTTCAGTTGGTATAAATCCTACTGGATTACCATTACCTAACGCTAAAGCTCCTTGCCCAAATAAATAAGTAGTATAAACACCACCTACATCAACTGGACAGCCATCATCAACTATTACTCTCTTATCTTGATATACATCAAACTCTGGACTATCTGATGGCCTTATAGTTTGAATTAAGTTTTGTTTTTTAAGTTCTGATTTAACAGCACTGTGCATCATAACACCTGTTAAAAGTTCTTGTGCATCTCCTAACATTTGTTGAGCATCTATAAAAGCACTAGCAGACCACTTAGCCGCACCTTCTGTCATAGCTGATATATCAAGTAAGTTATTTTTCATTGATGTACTTAAAAATATACCTTTAAGTATTGCGATTAACTCTTTTTGCATATCTCTAGTCCAAAATCCACTTACTAATTCTCCTATAGCTGCCATTGGGTCCTTACCGGCTAACGCTGCTGATAAATCTGTAGCACTCCACATTTTAGCCCTTCTTAAAATAGCCGCCACATCTTTATTACTTGTAATCTTAGCTGCTTCCAAGTCTGTATCTTCAATTATTTGCTCTGATTCTCCTGTTAAATCCTCGAAGAATGGCATATTAATTAAAGGTGAAGCTTGACTTGCTAAGTTATCAAATTCTGAGTTATTTACTATTATTCCACTTTGTACTAAAGCACTCTTCTCCATTGTTTTATTAACTACATAAGGGTTAAATAATTCTGGTACAATTACATCACTTAATTTTGTTCCCATATTTCACACATCTCCTTTATTATTGATTTATTCCAACTTGAGCCATTAATTGTTTGGCCTGTTCTGGATTTTCTTTAAATATTTTACCTTGATCTGTTAGATTAAAACTTTCTTTTTTCCAAGGATTATAACCTTGTGGTGTTTTACTTCCATCAGTAGGTTCTACTCCTGAAAACTTAGGTTTTTGTTCTTCTGCAAATAAATAACTATCACTCTTTTTAAGTGCTTCTATTTGTTCTGAAAGCCCTAAAACATTTTCACCATCTAATTTAACTCCTTCTAAATTTAAAAGAGCTTTAACAGCCTTTGTATTTCTTACATTAGCACCTTTTAAAGCTCCTTCTAATGCATAATTAAATTGCATATCCTGTATTTTCTTTTCATAGTCTTTAACCTTGGTTTCGTAATTTATAACCTTGGTTTGAAGTTCTTCATTATCTTTATTACTTTTCTTTAAATCAGTAATAGTTGTGTTAGCATTTTTAAGCTGCTCATCTAAAGCATCAAATTTATCTTTAGGTATCCAATTACCATTACTAACTATATCTATCCTGTTATCACCTACCTTTTGAATAACTTGGTTATAAAGTTCTTCTCCTAAGAGTTCTTTTAAATCCATCTTAATTTCTCCTTTCCTACTAACCTTTTTCTACTGGTCGGCTCCAGCTTGTGGTCTTTCAGTTTAGGCTCATAAATACTAAAAAAAGCAAAATGAAAAGCCTTAGTTTCCTAAGACTTAATTACCTTTCAACTCTGTAGTTTTCCCATTTCTTATAAGCATCTACATACATTTCTTTCTTATCTCCATTGTATGTACACTCGTAATACATTCCATCAAATAGAGTGGTGCTAAGTAGTGCTTTATTGTTTTGAAGTGTTTTACAACTCCATACCATAAATACATCATTTGTTGTAATTTCCTTTTTATCTTTTTTGTCTAAATGCTGATTGGTATAGTTACATACCTCTTGTTTACACCATTCTAAAAATTCTTTTTCATTCATTATCTACTTTTCCTCCTCTAATCTTCTATCCTATCAATTCCATATTGAACAGCTACTTCATGTTCAATTTTGCATCCTCTTGCATCTTTCCAACCATGACCAAAATAAGCAACGTCTGCTTCTGCAAGTAAGCTTATAGATTTTCCTAAATAACATACCGGAATATTACCTATAGGTTTAAAATCTCCAAATAAAGAATCTATTAACGTTATTGGTTCTCCTATAGTTTTTTCTGCTTTAATACGAATTTCTTCCCTTGCTTTTAAAATTTCTTCATCTGTAAGACCTCTCATTGGCTGAGATATAAATAATTTCTTCATACTAGATCCTCCTTAATTTTAGACATAATAAAAGCACCTACTATTCAACTTAGTAAGTGCTTAACTAATTTGTTTGCCTATAGATTTCATCATAAATTGCTTGAAGGTTACGTCCATCTTCATTTAAATAATCTTCATTTACAAAACCAATTTCTACTTGTTTATCTTCTACATATTCCATTAAATCTAGTTTAGTATCTACATCTAAATCAAAATAAGTAATACTATGTTGTTTATACTTCTTTTCTAAAATTTTATTTTTTAACTTTTCATTATTCAATATTTTAATTAAATAATCAAACAATGAGTTATTCAATTCTATTCTATACACCTTTTAACCTCCTCACTAAATCACTATCTGTAGGATTACACTGGATTAAATTACCTGTCTTTGGATTAATAGAAACTGTTACTTTTTCTCCTATAATTTTATGACTTACTTTTCTAGGTTCTTCTTTTATTTTTAATGGTTTCTCTAATGCATTTTTAATATCTTCAACTTCTACACCATCTCTTGGTGCATTAGTCTTAGAATCATTACTTGTGCCTAACACTCTATCAATAAAATGTTTTGAATAACTTTCAATCTTAATTTCATTAGGGGTTGTTATTCCAATTAAATTATTCTCTATCTTATTCTCGCACAACTTGTAATCTCCAAAAGTTGAAAATGCTGAAATATCTCCTTTAACTCTAGATTTATAATAATCCTTCATTGTATCCCATTCATTAACATTATTATACTTTAATTCCTGGAATTTATCAAAAGATGTAGGCATTTCTTTTCCTAAAATCTCTTTATATTTTGCAAATTGTTGTTTATCAGTAGCTTTATTTTGTATTTTCTCTTCTTCTAATAATACTTTTGGATTATTAGAAACATTTTCTTTATACCACTGAGCATAATCTATGTTTCCATTTACATAATAAACTTTACCTTCACTATCTCTAGCTATTCTTTCTTCATCTATTACATCTGCAAAATAAGGAATTATTGTAGTTCTGCAATTGGGGTGAAATGGTGGGGCGTTAACACCTATTTCTTTTTCACTAATCTTAAATATTTTACCGTCCATAGATCTACATATTTTACTTGTATGCAAATCCAAAGTAGCAAGTATTTCATATTCTTTAACAACTCCACTTCCAATATAGCTGTTAAAAGTTGATTTAGAAACAATGTTAGCACTTTCAGTATTAACAAGTGTCCTTGCTCTATTCTTTGCTACACTCATTCTTTCAGCTATTGTTTTAGAAGTTTTGTCTATGCTATCACCGCGAATAAAAGATTGAGTAAGATTGGTTTGCAACTCCATTATTAACTTTTCTTTATTATTCCATATCCTACTACTATAATTATCTCCATGCCACGGCTCTGTAATTACTTTGCTCATTGTATTAGTATCTAACTTCGCAAAATTAATACCTATTCCCAATCCTTTATGAACTTCATATATATTTCTATAGTAAGTATCTTCATATATACCGTTTAAAAGGTTCGTAGCATTATCTTGCTGTCTACTATATAAATCTTCTATACTATTCCTTATTTGAGTTTGTAAAGCTTGTAGCCTAGTAACTCTTACCTTATAAGATACATTGTTTAATTCTTTTTCCCATTGTAGATTTTTATTATCTTTAGATTTTCTAGTAAACTCTTGTAAGTCCATCTTAAATTCACGTAATTCATTAGAATTTAAAAGCCTTCTAGCTTCTTGTAAAGATATTTCATTATTCTGGCAAAATCTAGCATAAAAGACTTCTATATCTTTTTGTATGCTACTTAAAGCTTCCATATACTCTAAGTGTAAACTTAGAATATAATTATCTGTTTTCTTAAACTGTCTACCAGCTACAACCTCAGAACGTTTCTTCCAATAGTCTTTACTTCTCATTCTCTTCATTCTCTTCATCCTCTGGTATTTCTTCTAAAGGGAAATTTGGATACATTGATTCACGTTCTTCTTTCTGTTTTTTTATCTTTTCTAGTTCATCCTTAGTGGCCCAAGGATGGTTAGCTACTATTGTTTCATCACTAATAATACCAACACTATTTTGACAATTATTAATACTATCAGTTTCATTTATAAGGGTATCACGATTGAAGATAAATTCTACATTTTCACCTGTATAATCTCCTTGTCCAGTATTAATTAAATGCTGATTCACAAACCATAATAAATATTCTAATGAAGCCTGGAACTCTGTTTCTATAATATTACAATCCATATCTAAATCATTATATAAAAACTTTAATGATATTCCACTTGGAGAGTTTCCAAACTTATCTGATTGAGTATCCACACCTCTACCAAACTCATATATATCCTTTCTGGTTTGTTCTATGTGAGTTTTATAGGCTTCAACATTAATTTCTAAGTTTCTTGTTTCAACTCCACCATCTCCTGTAACTTTAACGGCTCTATATAAGGATATGTTCTTTCTAAACTCACCTAAATTAGTTCCATCATAATCCTTAAGTACATAAATACTATTAGGCAAATCTTCAAGGTTATTACTATTGTCGCTTTTATTTCTGTCATAATCATCTACTAAGGATTTAACAAATTTAATAAGCGGCTGCTCTTCATCATTATATTTGAAATACACAAAAGGCACTTTAGACCAGGTAAATGATTCTTTATTTCCTTTATCATCTACCATACTAAAATGCCCTTCATCTTCTGGAGCTTCAACATCAAGTATTAATTTACCATTATCATTAACATATCTTAATACCTGTTTTGTGTCCCAGTATTCAACTTTTTGCACTGTCTTTTTAGTTTTACCTTCATAGACTATAATCTCATACACTCTTATTAAAGCATCTAATTTAGTATGCTCCGAATCTTTCCATAGTGGAATAATCTCTTCACTAGGTAATCTTTTAAATCGTAGTTCACCATCTGAATTATAATAAATTTGAGCCCATGCTATACCTTTATTAATGGCATCTTTACCTAAATTCTTAAGTAATCTCATAAAGGACTTATTAAATATATCATCTAATACATTTTTATATGTTTCGTTATCAGTTTGTACACTTAAAGGCTTACTTAATAAATAACCCACTTTCTGGTCTGCGAGCTTTCTAACAAATTGATGTACTAGTTTATTATTTGCTAAGTTCTTAACTTCTTCTAATTCTCCATCTTCACCTATAGCCATTCTTTTACGTTTTAGTATATCAGTATCGCCCTTATAATATCTTTCTCCATCTAACATTAATTGTCTTGTTTGTGAGCCATGCCATTCTTTTATTTCTTCTTGGATAATTTCTTCTAGGCTCATTACTGAATTAGCTCCATTACTTAATATTTTATCTACCATAAACATCTTAACACCTCCTTAGTCAAATGAAATTGAATTACCATTCATATCATTTTCTAAACTATACCTAAGAGCATCTATTAAATGGTTGTCTTTATCCACCGGCATAGGTAATATATTGCCATTTTTATCTTCTTTGTATTTATATTTACTTATTTCATTTCTAAAATTTTGACATCTTGGATGTATTATAATTTCTAATCCTTGTAAAAATTTAATCCCATATTCAATGCTGCCTGGTCCTTTCTTTGCTGATTTAGCATTTACTCTTAACTTTTTATACTCTGCCACTGACTTAGGTTCTGCACTATCACATGTAACTCTACTTGAACCTGCTTTTTCTTTTACTAAAGGAGCTGATTCCTCATTCAACATCCCTACTACCTCTATTTCATCACATATATAAAGTCTTTTTCTTGTTTTATCATAATGTGATTTTATATAAGCAAAAGGATCATCGGCAAAACCCCAGTCAACACCATGCCTATAATTATCAAAAGTTTTTTCAATATCACTAAAATCTTTTACTTTCCAATTCTTAAATATAACAGCTCCAAGAACTCCCCAATTACCTTTTGTATATACTTCATAGTAATAAGGATCTGATTCATTTTCTAATGCTGCTATATCATCATCAGTTAAAAATTTATTATCTTTATACGTAGTTTTAAGAATAGATACATTGTTCTTTTCTACATACTGCTTATCATCTTCCCATATATTAAAATACTCTTCAAATAACCAATGGTCCTTAAGTATTGGGTTAAAGCTTAAAGTTAATCTTTTAGTTACCTCTGACCTTCCTCTAAGTCTTTTATCTAATTGTTTAACTGCTTTATATTCTGTTTCTGTAGCTTCTTCTACCCATATATCAGTTATTACTCCATCTATAGGGGTTATAGATTTAATCTTTTCAACATCATCTAAACCACAAAATAATATTTGCTTTTTATTTATCTTACAAGTAATTATCATATCTGTTTTATTAACTTCAAAATAATCAGCAACTTTAAAATTACTTATTGCCTTTGTTATTTCATTAAGACATGACCTCTTTATTGTATTTTGAACATTTCTTACTATTAAATAATTTCTATGGCTATTAAGTACATCTAGTACAGTTCTTTGAGCTAAAGAAAAAGATTTACCTGAGGATGAACCTCCAAAGTAAATCTGATAACGTTTATTATTATTAAGTTGATGTTTTAAATATATTTCATTAAATACTTTTGAGCTAATATCAAGCTTAAGTCCCATACTCTTCACCATCTATTGTTATACTGATTTCATTGCATAGACTACCATTAACTTCTACTTTATCCTTAAACATTCCTAGGTGTCTACCTAAAAGCTCTAAGGCCTTTACCTTATCCGCTGTTTCTACACTAATACCAAACTTAGTATTTTTAATTGCTGTTATAGCTTTCTTTTCATTAGTTGTAAGGTCTTTCGTTTCTTTTATTTCTACATCTTTATAAAAAACTTCTTCTTCACCTATTTTATTTCCTTGTTCATCATAAACAGGTTTCATATAAGACTTTTTAACTACTTCCGCATAATTAGAACCATTAGATTTAGCTATAGCATAAAGCTCCTTTAAAACAAAGTCTTGAGTTATTTCTGTTCTTTTTTCTCTATCTTTCATTCTTTTATCAATGTACTCTTTAACCTTAGCATTTCTTAGCAATCTATTTCCATTGACCGCTGCTGTTTCATCTTTTTTAATATTTTTATAAGCCGCTTTATATGCTCTAGTGGCATTGAGATCCACTAGATATTCATCACAAAATATTTTCTGTTTTGGTGTTAGCTTCACAATGCCACCTCCTTTTATAAATATTAATTTTATAATACAACCACAATATACAGTATGAGTTGTACACATTATCCACAATACGTTGTGTATAACTTAATTTATCTTTGCCTTATTGCTCCTTTAATTCTTTTATAAGATCTATGATTCATACATTTATCTATATCTCCATAAGTATTTAATTTTAATTCCAACACTTCACATTTTTTATATCTATCACAGGCGGGATTGCCAAATAAACAGGCGCAAATTAAATTTTTATCTTTCCACCTAGTATTAAATTTATATCTCACATATAATCACCACTCCTGCAAATATTATTTCTTAGCCTTTGCTAAGTATGTAAAAAAGCACCTGTTAAGGTGCTCTCAGTACATATACACATTTAAGTAGGAGGATTTTCACCTCCTTATATTTTTTTTACAATATCATTATACTACATGATATCTTCATTTGAATTTAGTATAAACTAAGTCTTATCAAAGTTTTTCCTTGATAAAAACTAAGTCAATAATTTTATTTATAGCTTTCCTTTTAACTTCACATGCATAATTATGATCTATATTTAAGACCTGTCCTATTTGTTTGTATTGTAATCCTTCAAAGCATTTCATTTTAATTACTTTCTTTTCAGTATCATTTAATACATTAATTGCATTATCTATTTTTTAACAAGTCTTATTTTTTTATTTAATTTATAGTTTAATTTTTCTAAAAGTTTTTCTTTATTAATAATTTCATTCTCAACATTAGAATTAAAAGCATTGGTAGGAGAACCTTTTTCTTCATAACTCATTGCTCCTACACCTTTATATTCTAATTTAATATCTTCTATTTCTATTTGTAAATTATCTATTTCACTTTTAATCTTAATATAATCATTTAATAAGTCTTCTGTCTTTTTATAATAATTCAAGCAAATTCACCTCTTTTTAAGTAATCTCTGTAACACTTTTAAGGGGTATCTGTAACAACTACTTTGGCTATATTACTAACTTTTAAGTGATTTTGTTACAGAAAAAGCGTTACATATATATAATAATTTCTTTATTATATATAATAAGTTATATTAAAAGTAATTTATTATATAAAGAATATTTTTTTATCTGTAACTCTGTAACACACTATACGTTAAGCCTTGTTATTACTAATGTTGAACCTGTTACAGATAAAAACACTTTATTGTAACAAAGTGTTTCGTAAGATACTATTGTAACTGTTGCTATAACTGTGTTGGGAGGGTGTTACAAATGGGTCATTTATCTGTAACAATAAATTAATTAAAATTTACCATTTAGGTAATCCCCCTTAATCTCATAATAAGTAAATCTTGAACTAACTTTAGTAGGCTCTTTAGCAAACATTTTAATTGCTACTGCAGAAATAGAATTCAATTCTTTAGTAGGAATTTTGAATCTAGTCCACGCTTCATTATCTTTTTTAAATAATCTCATTTCCATATAATATACTCCTTTACAATTATTTCACATTATAGCTTCTTATAAATACGTTTTTGCTTTCCGTTAATTCTTATTACACTATCTGAATTATATCCTTGCTTTTTAATTTCTCTTCCAAAAACAGGCTTGGATACACTCTTAAGACCATTTTCACTACACCATGTACTGTAACGTAAATAAACTTCTTTTACTGGTTCATTCTCTATGTCGTTGTCCTCTAAGAATCCAACTATAGGATTATTTATAGCTTCGTATTCTTCCCAAACTCGGTTACATACTTCAGCATGAGTAAAGCTGTGATTAATTAATACTCTGTTTAATCCTTCCAAAGCTAATTTAAGTAAGTATTCCATGGCTTCATGACTTGTGAGCTTATCTAGTATAAATGGGTCGTAGTCTTTATCCTTTTTGCTGAAAGTTGCATTGAAAGGAATAAAAATTAATCTTCTTTTAAGTCCACCACTAAGGTCATTTATTCTTGGAAGTTCATTAGCTGAAAAAATTAATTTACTATAATTTTTAAAGTCAAATGGATCTCTTCCTTTTCTCTCTACATTTACTTTTTCCCCAGTAACTAATTTTTTAAAGGTGCTATTATCTTCAATGTACTTATTACTTATATCATCACCTATATTAGCCAACTTACCTTCCAACTGAAATGTTTTAAAACGGTGATTGAGTTCTTCTAAAGATACTGAAGCTATATTTTCCTCTCCAAGTAATTCATTTAGTACCTCCAATAGTGTTGACTTGCCATTAGCCCCTTGGCCAGTTAATATGAAAGCTTTACCCAATTCATTACGTCTAAATAATGTATAACCTATCATTTCCTCTATTAACAATCTGAGTTGCTTATCTTTACAACATATTTTGTCTAAAGTCTTGTCCATAGTTTGTGAGTAAGCATTTGGATTATAAGACCATGGAATTCTATTTTTTATAATATAGGGACTATTAAACTCCAGTAATTTTTTAGATTCTAAATCAAAGATCCCATTATCTAGTGTAATGTATTTTGGATTAGCCATTTTACTATTCTTACATAACAAATCTAAATATCTTAATACCTCTGTTCTAGTACTATTAGTGGAATTATTTATATATTTAAGCATTGTTTTTTCAATCTCTTTTGTATCACTTGAATAATAATTATTCTTATAGATATGAAGTTCATCATTTATTTTTATAATTTTCTCGTTATCTCTTAAATATAATGCTAATTTCTCATATTGCAATTTACTTTTTATATAAAATGATTCTTTTAAAAATGCTTCATCACGTAAAATAACTTCTATTTCTTTTTCATCTAGTGGATCTTTAAGTATGTCTTTATTTATAATTTTTATAGTTTCCCTAATATCTTCTTTTGTTAAACCTTTTTGTTGTAGAGTTAATATATATCCATATAAACTACTATTTCTACCATCACCTTCAGCCATAGTACTAAAATTAATTTCCCTTTTGGTAAGAGGTATTAACCATGCTGGCAATGTGTCTATATCATCTACTGTTTTTAAAAATTTTCTTTTTCTACCTTTTACTTTTAAAGGCACTACTGCATTTTGTATTCCAAGTCCAACATCTATTTTTATTCCTAGCGCAGTATAATATCCTTGCTTTCTTCTTTCTATTCCTGGATTAAGAAAATAAAAATGTTTTCCTCGGGTAGTTTGTAAAACTGTAGTATTTATGTTTAATTCTTTTATTATTTTATAAAGAATATCTGATTGTTCTTTATCATCTATATCAATTTGTATTATGTTATCTTTTAACACTCCACCATAAGAATTTAAAGATTCTATATCCTCTAAACTGTAAAAATCTGTTCTATCTTTATATTCTTCTGTTGGTCTTTTACCATCTTTACCACCTGTGGGAATGTACCCTTTAAACACTGTTTCTCACCTGCCTTATACAAAGGGAGCTTAAATGCTCCCTACTTCTTCCTATTAACACTATCTTCAACTCTAAAACACCCTTTTGGATATCTTTTTTCTAGCTTGTATATATTATATTTAGCTACATCTTCTAAATCTACATTTATAGCATCTGCAATTAAATTTATATACCATTGTACGTCCCCTAACTCATTAATTAATTTATCAATATTCAATGAATGACCTTGGTATAAATATTTTTTAACTATGTCTATAACTTCTCCAGATTCACCATTAAGTCCCATAACACCATTAATTAACTGATCTATATTATCTGTATAATTACCTTTAGTTTTTAAAGCTTTTTCTTGATATTCTTTAAAATTCATTATTCCTCCTCCACTTCCTTAAAGTTACAAGTAACCTCTATTATTCTAAATGTCTTATCTTTTCGTAAAAATTCTTTATATTTTCTTACACCTTCTAATGTACAAAATTTAAGAGCGTTTGTAACAGGTACTTCATAGTCCAAAAATAAATTATTTGGTATAAAAGAACCATTTTCATTTTGAATTGTATAAAAAATTTGGTTTCCCATTTCATTCACCCCACTCAATATAACACCCTCCGCATCTACCATTAAGATTACTCCAACAATCCTCACATAAATCCACACCACATTCTTCGCAAATATACATTCCCATTTCAGTTATCGGTTTTCCACACGTATCACAAATTCTATTATCCATCATTCTCTCCCAATTCAATTAAAGTCATAATACTATAGTTGGCTAAATCCATTAATGTATCTTTTATAGATTCATCTACTAAAGCATCTTTAGTACATAAGCTTTGTAACCTATTAACTTTATCCGTAATTCTAGTAACAGCTGAAATTATACCTAACTTCTTATAAGTTTCTCCGAAACTATCTCCATAGTCATGATTCTTAACTTTATAAATTTTATTAAGTTCTTCACATATTTCTTGATGAATTTCATATTTTTCTTTTACTCCCTCTGCTACTTTGACCACAGCTTTAAAAGCATTATCAAATTCATCACATTTCATTTTTTCAACACTCTCCTTACACATCCATGGTGCGATAAACCATTCTCTTATTTTCATATATTCTTCTCTAACTGCTGTAAAGGTTTGTCCAATTAAATTACTCATATATCTAGGTGTAAATACTATATCATTGTCTTGCTCTTTATAATAGTAACCGAGAGAATGCTGCTCAATCCCCTTCAACTTTGTAGGGTCTATTATTCCATATCTCTTACCAACTTCAAACTTTTTTAGCACTCTTATGACCTCCTAACCATATATAAAAATTGCCCCATATTCTCTATTACATAATTCCTTTCATACCTTTTAGTAAGTCTTATACGCTCTTTGAATGTCTTATAAGGTAATACTATTACTTTAACCTTCCCATTCATTTGCATAATAGCCCTCCTAAAATTGACCTACTTTTCGGCGCGTTGTTTTCTCCATGCCCTTAATTTGTATATCCTTAATATTTGATTTTAATAATTTATCTTTATATTTCTTTTCTCTTAATCTTAAATCTACATAATCCATAAACTTATCTTTATTGGTTTTCATAATTTAATCACCTCGTATCAGTTTATTAATACTCTAGTACAGTTTGAGTATAGTAATAACTAAATTAACATTTAAAGTTATAATATTTTTGAATTATGACGTAAAAACACTGTAAAATTCAAATTTGAATAATACAGTGTTTTAATAAATCGTTCGTCTTTTCAGTTGTTACGTTAAATAAGAATATTCCGTATTATACTTTAGCCTCCACCAGCTCCATTAATATACCAATACTTTACCTTACCAAAGTAAATATACTTATAGTCTATATCATAATAGTCTGGACCGATAGCAGGATTATTACAAATGTATAGTGTACCATATTGTTTGTCAGGAATTGGTAGTTCAGAAATCTCTGTCTTAAATGCTTCTTTAAAATAACCTTTTAAAAATAGGTCCTTTCTTATAACTCTTTCAATAGTTGAATGAGTATAAATATGAAATCCTATAAATGATAATAAAATAGTACACGATAAGATTATTTTAACTACTTTACTTCTCAATTTTTCCCCCCCATAGATTAATTCATCATATTTTACTATTTTAACTTAACTAATGGTAATTATATCATATTTATACTATCTTATATGGTTATTTTTGTAACAAAAGTAAAATATCCTGCTTTTTTAACACTGTATTATTCAGTTTTCAAAGAACATTGTTCGTATTTCAAATTTCAATAGTTATGTCGCCTAAAATTCACATTCCGACCTAACCTATAAAATCTTTTATCCTTTTCCAAGCCATATCTATATACCATTGCTTGTCTAATTTACGTGGTACTATCTTATCACTTATGTCTGAATTATCTATAAAACATCTTATTGGTGTGCTTGCTATTTTCTCTTTAGTTCCACCTTCTGTTTTAACTTTAAATACTCCAGCATCACTACGGGACCTACTAGCAAATACTCTTAAAACTCTTTCATCTAATTTTTTATCACCGTGAAAACCGCATAAATATTTAGATGAAATTTTAACTACCTTTTGAAAATCTTTTAAGTCATTGCAACTATTAATAGTTTTCTCTGGTGTTATACCCTCAATAAAATATTCCATTAAGGCCTTATTTACTATAGGAAGGTCATAATCTAGTTTATTTAGTGATTTAACATAAGCACCTTTAGATTTTATTTTTCCGTTTTCCATTATTATGAGATAGTTATTTACATCTTTCTGAACTATTTTTTTAATATAGTCATGGTCTAATGTCATACGTGTTCTATTACACCATTTGTCACATATTTGTTTGTATATTTCTATATCTGATTTATTTTCCAACTTCCACATAACACCATCTGTATTACTTTGGATAAGTTTAACTCCTGGAACTGCTTCAATTACTTTTTCTATAAGATCCAGCAACATTAACTGTCCGTTTATACAAACATTATTTGCTTGTAAAGGGTCAAATAAATTATTATATTTATCTTTTGAAGCTCCATAGGTACTATTTAAAACTATTTTATATGGCTGTTGTTCTTTCTTTTTACCTTCCTTTTTCAGTTTCATTCTGTAATCATATATCTCTTTGAATTTACTTTTATCTCTTACATTTCTACTTAAAAAATTATACTGTATCATAAGACTTGGATAAAAACTTCCTACGTCACTATTTATAAAAATCCCTTCATCTTGATATTTATCTCTTGCTCCATGAAGCCCACCCCAACCAAATATATGAGGTACTCCGGCAACTTCTATTTCCAAAGATTTTTTATAATCTCTATTAAGTGAATTTTTATACCAGTTTAAAATCTCTCTATATTTATTAATCTTTATAGTTGGTACTATAGTTATTTCAAATTCATCTTCACGTTCTGTTTTATCTGCTCCAAGTATTATTGAACTTAGTTGAGCCTTAGTTTTACTTATATATTTTAAAGGTAACTTAAAGTTTTTAATTAACCCCATGTGTGCTTCAAACTCTTCAATCCTATTTATAAATACTTCCATTGTTTGCTCAACATCATGGTTACAGTAGAAAATTACTTCCTGGAGTTCTTCCTCTGTAAGTTTTCTATCCATATCAAAAGATACTGTAGTTTCTCTTATATCATTGCCCATAAATCCTTCTAATTGTTTAAGTCCATGGAAACTAGTCATAACGTCATAGTTATATAGTTGAATCTTAAATAATGTACTGCTAAATTTCCAAGCTGGCTTATGATCTACTATTATGTGGTTGTTTAACTCTTTAGGATTAAATCCAGCTATTATAGCTTTTAAAATCCATTGGTCATATGACCTAGAATTGTAACCACACCAAATATTATCTTTGTTGGTTTCATAGAAGTTTCTTAATTCTTCAACATTATTTACTATGGTGTGAGTTTTCTTAGTATCAGTATCTTTTATAACTACTAGCCAATCGTGTTTAAAAATTTCGAAATCGTAGAAAAGCATTAGTTATCACCTCTAAATAAATTCACTACATTTTCAGCATATTTAAATTGTTGCTTTACATAAGGAGCATCTTCTTTACCACCACTTGCTAACCAGTCTGCTATTCTTTTATCTATATCTAACAATGCTGATATAGGAATATATTTCGAATACTTTACTATATCTTCAACTGAATTAATCTTAATCATTTTATAACCTCACTTTATTAAGAAAGGGAGCTTGTACACTCCCCATCCCTTTTAAACTTCAAATATATCTTTTATTTCATACTCACTAAATTTATTATTTTTCTTATTAGCTGTATAGCTAAGTTGATATTCTAATTTACCGTCTATAGCTTCAGCTATGTCCATAAGCATATCATTAAATTTACTAAAGCTTTCAAACTCTACCTCTATACCGCTATCTAAGGACCTTAACATTTCATTCGCTTTATGAAGTCCAAATCCACTACTTAAAACTTGGTTATAGAATATTAAACTACCTTTATATTCTCCTGTTAAAATCTTAAACCAAATACTTAACATTGGATCTCCTTTTTTAGATTCTCTTAGCTCTAACTTATTTACTTCAACTTCATACTCACCATGTGGGACTTCTTTAAAGTCACCACCTCCGTTTTCAGCTGCCTCTTTAGCATCTGCTTTTAAACCCTCTACATCTATGTTCTTATCAAATTTATCCCATATGTTAGCCATTATTAATTTTCCTCCTTCAATAAACTTGTAAATTCATCTATTTTACTTTCTAATTCATCTAATTTATTTATAATAACCTTTAGGTCATCATTATCTAAAAGAACCTTTTTTCTAAGGAGTTTTAAAGCAAAATTAAGTGTTGTACAATATGCTTCATCCTCCCAGTATTCTTTACCTATGTTTTCTTCTTTTGTGAATCTTCCAGCTTGAACAACTTTCCTCTTTTGGACTACAAATTGCCTACTATCAGTTTTCATCCTATAATTTTCAAACTCCAATATCATTACTCTTCATCTGCCTTTCTTCTACGTCTTCTCTTAGGCTTTTCTTCCTTAGTTTCTTCTACTGGTTCATCCTCTTTAATTTCTTCTTTAGGCTCGTCTACCATTTCTTCTGAAGTAGTATCTTCCTCTTTCTTGTCCTCTACTGGAGCATCTTCTTTTTTAGATCTTCTTCTAGTTGGTTTTTCTTCTTTTTTATTCTCAACTGGAGTAGTTTCTTCTTTAGGTTCTTTTTTACCAGTATTAGCTTCATCATATACTTTCATTAGCTCGTTCCAACTTAATGGAATATTTGTCTTAGTAATTCCTTTTAATCTACCACCACCAAAAATAACTTCATCTGATTTAAAGTTTAAAGTTCTTTCATCACCATCTACAATTACCCTAGCAACTATATCAACCATACCAGCAACTTTATTAGCTATTGCTTCTTGAATATTAGGTGCTACTCTAGTTATATTTTGACCATTCTTTTTAGTAATATCTTTAGATACATCTTCGTGAGATAATACAACTATGTTTTCATAATCAAGATTGAATAATCTTCTTATAGTTGATAAATATTCAGTTTTAATAATGTCCCAACCTTTACCAAAGCCACTATCTGATTCATGTTGTATTCCTAATTCATCATATTTATATACTCTACACATTTCTCTAGTATCTTCTAATAAATCAACTATGATAGTTTTAAAATCATTTTGTTTTTTCTCCAATTCTTCTATAGCTTCTTTGAAAACTTCCCAAGCAAACTTTCTCTTTGTCATTCTTCCTTCAACTGTAACTTCATCTTTAATTGGTACATAAGGCATTGTTACAAATTCAATGTTTCCATCTGTATTTAAATTTAATGGGTTTGGAGCACTATCTAACATTGTGGTTTTTCCACTAAATGCTGGGCCATAAATCCATATCTTTCTTTTCTTAGCTTTCTTAATATCTCTTCTTTGATTTTTAGGTAATAACATATAATCAATCTCCTTTAAACAATATTCTTCATATTCACACCAACTGCATAAATTAGTTGGATTTTTTTTATACTCTTTTACTTCCGTAGTATCTATAATGCTATCCATAAACTCTATAACCTTATTAGGGTTGTAAGGTACTTCTGCTATTTGTATTTCTGAAGCTTTAAGCTCCTGGAGTAATCTCTTCCTAAACTTATATAAATCTTCTTCTTTCTTTTGTCTTATAGAAATCTTAGGAATAAATATAAAACCTAACTTCCTAACTTCAAATCCTTGCTGCTCTAAAAAATATTTATATATGTGTAATTGGGGACTTTCCATGTAATGTTCTATGGCGTTGCTATATTTAAAATCAAATACATCAACTGTCCCATCATCATTTTTAGTTATTAAATCCACGATACCTTTGAACCTTTTAGTGTTAATTAAATACTCTTGAGCATATATATTGATATCAGCTAATAACTCTTTTATCTTTGGTATTAGATACTCAAATTTTATAATCTCGTTAATATTTAAGTCTGATATAATATAATAATTTGACTTATAAAATTCCAATGCCACTTTTAAGTTTTTTTCTGCTCCTGTGTGAATTGTATTTCCACAAATTAAAGCGTTGTTTGCATCCTGGTTAGGTATTGTTTTTAACCTATCCTGATATCTTAGCTTGTACTTATAAGGGCAAGATCTAAAACTTTCTACCCTTGAATGTGAGTATTGCAAATTTTAATCACACTCCTCAAACTCCAATGTATCTTCTATTTCTTCATAGTCATCAATACATTGAATTTCTCCTCTAAAATCAACATCAACTATTGCGGTAGCAATTATGGTAGCCTTAACTTTTACTTTCTTTTTTAATCCCATATTCTACCCCTCCACATTAAAATTAACTTCTAACATCTTTCTACTAGCTAAGTAATCACATAAGTGAGTGAACTTTTGCATTTCAGTTTGTGGCTTAGGTAATATTTCTTCGCATGTTTTATAATCTGTGTTCCATTGACCCATATGAGATTTAATACAATTGGCTATATCATCCCATAAATCACATTCCATTACCTCTATAACTTCATCGGGAAGTGTTTCTTCTGGTACATCAAAATACACATCTTCTAAATACTTAACCACTTCGAATGGGTGAGTAGCTACTGTATACTGACTTCCATCGAGTCCATGTTTAATCCCATCATGTAGTAATAAAGCAACTCTTATAATGTTTTTTTCTCTAAACTCAAATTCTTGTATAGTTTCACATTTAAATAACTCTTCTGCTATTCTTACTGCTGCTATAGTATGCCTTACTAATCCACCTTCACCCAATGCATAAGCTGGATGATATTTTCCTGTTGAACTAGCTGCTACTTCATAGAAATAATTTGGTAATTGATTCAAGCACCATTCTGCAAATATTTTTAATGGTTTATAATTTACGCTTTCTAATTCTTGCCTAAAATCATATTTAGGAGCCTTATAGTCTTGGTCAACATCTTCTGATATATCCAAGTCATTGAATAATTCTTTTAATTTATGAATAGCTTGAAGTGGCATATCCCATGATTTACTATTTGGATTGTATTTTCTTCCTGGTATTGTTTTAACTTTAGATACTATGTCAGCATCATAATCAAAACTTACATTTAAACTATCATTAATTTTTATAACTTTAATCACCCAAATACCCCCTTACATTTATGAAATGAACTTTAATATCTTTAGTAAGATCCCTCATGTTTATATTCTTAATTCTTCCTTTGTTTACTCCATCAACTGTTTCAACTACATTTTCTTTAACAAGACCTTCTCTTTCAAAATCGACGAAATTAGCTTTTCCATTCTTACCTACAAACTCATTAACATTTTTACTTTCTAACAAATCAACTAATTCCATCTTTAATGAATCTAAATCTTCTTTATTTCTTTTTCCCTTTTCTTTTAAGTCTAATATTGCATCTACTAATTCATCAGCTTTCTCTTGCCATTTTTCTTTATTCATGAATTTACCCCCTTATTAACTCTTTCATATCATTTTTAAACTGTAAGAAATCTTTAGGATATAATATATATCCAACTCCGCCGCTCTCTTGTATGAGCCTAATATTACGTTTCTGTAGCTCTGATGGTTTACCCTTAGGTGCTTTTACTTCTATAGCAACAAACATTCCTCCGACACAAGCTATAATATCTGGAATACCGCTTTTGCTATATGGTCCGCTCCAATTTTTATAAAACCATGTCTTTGGTAATTCACTTAAAAACTTCTTTATTTCAGTTTCAAATTTCTTTTCTGCTGCCATTACTTAATGCTCCATTTGTAATTATTTTTATTTAAGAAATCTTCCAGCATATCAAGTTGTTTTTCAGTACCTTCTATCTCATAAGTATCAACAAATATTTCTTCATTTTTCTTAGGTGCTTGTACTACTGGAGTTACTAATTTGGGTGTATCATCTATTTTATTTTTAAGACTTTCACCATCTTCTAAAATTTTATTTAATATAGTGTCTATATCCTCATGCTCCAACATACTCACATAAGGCTCCTTAACCATAGTTACACCATATTTAGCATTAGCTAAATCAATTCTCCCTTCAATTAGTGATATATTTTTCTTATGATTAGCCTGTTCAAGTAATATGTTATCTGCAACTTTAGTTAACTCTGTTTTAATACTCTTAAGTGAGGTTGACTTATTTAAGTGACTTTCCTCCATTGGTAAGCTCTTAAGTCCTTTTAACTCACATACTTCATCAATTATCTTTTGAACCTCAACTTTCTTTTCTTCCTTCCTCTTTTCCTCAAACTCTTCTGCTTGTTTAACTATTGGATCTATAACTTCATCAAACTTTTTACCAAGCTCTTTACACTGGTTTTCAAAAGCTTTTATAGGTTCACTAACTTCTTTTTTAATCTTCTTTCTAAATTCATCAAGTGACTTTTGACCTTTTCTAAGCTCTGCTATTATTTTTTTACCATCTTTTACAGTGTCCTCTGTAACAACAATTCCTTGATATTTATTAAGTGTTGAATCTAAATAATTTGATATTTCATCAAAGTTAAAATGCACTTCTGCTGGTTTATTTTCCAACACTTGAATTTGTAATTTATTCATTTATATTTCCTCCAATTCTTCAAATAGCTTATTTGTATAATCTCTACGTTCTTTTAAAGTTTCAAATATCTGTTCTTCTATAGATCCTTTAGTTATCAAATACCAATACATACAAGTTCGTGTTTGGCCTATACGATGTGTCCTCTTCTTAGATTGTTCAAAGAGTTCTGAAGCTAGTGGTAAGCTGTAGTAAATTATTTTATTGCTTAACTGTAGATTTAGACCCATAGCTCCGGCTTGATACTGGACCAGTACAACTGTATTATCTTTGGATTTATAGTTTTTCAAATCCTTAGTTTGTCCATTTACTATAGATACTGGTTTTTCTAATCTAATACACAAGTCTTTAATTTGTTCCATTTCTTCTGTAAAGTTATAAAATATAATTACTCTATCTTGTGTACTCTCTAGTAAATCTTTTAAAGCATTTAATTTATTAGGATTATATTGTGAAGCTAACTGTCTTAAATAAAGCATCTTAGTTAAACTTGTATCACCAACCAGCTCTGTATTATCTATAGTTATAAGCCTATCTTTTTTAAACTTCTTATACTCTTTAGTATTCTCAACTAAAACTGATATTTCCACCTGCTCTGGTAAATCAAATACTTCTTCTGTTTTCATAAAAATACTCCCGTGGTCATGAAGTTTTTGTTTTAGCCTATCTACATTTTTATATCCAACTACTTTAGGTACTTTAAAGCCTCCAACATCCATATTTATAAACTTTATATACTGTTGCCAATATAATTTTTTACTAATATTCCAACCTAATAACTTACATTGTGTATGGAGTTCTTCATATTTTCCGCCACAGGGCGTGCCTGATAAAAGTATTACATTCTCTGCTTTAAGTTTTAATATAAATTTAGTTCTTTTAGATGTTGGATTCTTAATACAACTTGATTCATCTAACATAAGAGTAAAATTTTCTAGTTCCATTAACTTTGGCCTTCTCCAAACTAAGTCATAATTTATAATAATTACTGATTTAGCTGGTATATCTCTTGTTTTAGAGTATATAAATGTGTTATACTCTGGATAATATGTTTTGAAGTGCTCATACCAATCTTGTAATTTTGATTTTTGGCAGATTATCAAATTTATATTGGTGTTGAGCTCTTTTAATTTTTCTGACCCTACAAAGGTTTTGCTAACCTAAACCCATATCCAAATAGAAGGCACATCTATTAAAATTTTCAACTTCTTCTAAAGCTTTAATTTGATGCGGATACAAGTTCATTATTAATCACCCTCTTTCTAAGCACATTTAATAAGTGCTTTATTACATCTTTCTATTATTAATAAAAATTCTTCTAAGCTTGTACATTTATTAAATCTAATTTTGTTAAATTTAATATCTGATATTACCATATCTGATAATTCTTTTGTTAAAATAACACCTCTTTCTGCAAGTAATCTTTTAAGCATTTATATAACCTCTTTTCCTTTAAATCTTTCTATAAAATTCTGTAATTCATCTATAGATACTTTTTGACTTCCTAATTTTAGAGATTTTAAATAACCTTTAGAAATTAAATCATATACTGTATTCTTATTAGTTTTTAATTTTTCAGCAATCTCTGAAACAGTTAAAAGTTCAGGGGCCTGTTGCTTTTTTAAAGTTATTGAAACCATATTTTCTAAAAAAGCAATTCTATTTTTAAGATCTTCATTTTGTTGTTTTATAAGACTTACAGTTTTCTCATATTCCAATAAATTTTCAGCTAGTGACATTTTTAATCACCTCTATATCCCATATTTAATTGCCATCTCTTTAACTATTGCTAAATATCCTTCTAACAACCTAACATCTTCACCAATTATGTCTAGCTTGTTTAATTTATCTCTTTTAGATTTACAAATTCCTTCATCCGCCATTCTTCTACGCTTATTTGTTAATCTAGTAGATAACGAACATTTTAATCTTTGTTCTAATAACATATAACTATCTTGTCTTAAATGCTTAATATGTTCATGTCCACCCATATTTATAGCCATTTTAGTAATTAAATCTGCAACTTCTTTTCTCCAAGATGTAGTATCAAGTTTTATTACATCTCTCATTCCTTGTATTTCTTTTTTTGTTTCGTTTACTTCTACTTTAATTTGTTGTTGTTCTAATTGTTGCTTAGCTACACTATCAAATATTTGCTTAAACATTTGTAGTTCTGGACTAAGTTCATTTACTTTTACTTTTTGTTGTTTAACTCTAAAATAATTATTTACCAACTCCCTTTGAACTTTCCATGCTAGATCATCTGTTAAACTTTTTACCAACATTAAATAACCACTTTCAGTTATAAGCATTAGCTCTTTGGTATTACTGCCGACGAAATTCGTCGCCTGTTTAAATCCTCTTAATTTTTCTCCTGTAAGGTAATAAAAATCTTGATTTTCTACAAAGTGCTTTCTATTCTCTCTAAAGTTTCTACTTGCTGTTCCTTCGACTCTTTCGTGTAGAGTATCAATATCTTTGAAGGTTACTACTCTTTGATTTTTTATTTCTTTAATTTGCAAATCTTGATTATTAATCTTAACTAAATTACTCATGTTTCTCCTCCTATTAAACCACTACATATGGGATATTTAACTTGTTAGCTATACTTTTAAGTAATTCATTATATTGACTAAAATTTTCAAACTTAATATCAATGTCAGTGTTTAATGAACGTAAAAATTCGTTTACTAAATATAGTTGTAATCCTGTAGTAAGTGGTTTTCTTAAAATAATATTGAAATCTTCAATTTTAGTTTTATAGCTGATTTTTAATGTTGGTTGTCCTTTAAAATCTATTAATCCTATTTCATTAATTGAATCTGATTTAAAATCGCAAATTCCACATGATTTAATCGCCATATTAAAATTAAGCCTCCTTTTCATCTTTTGGATAAAATACTTCTGGAACAGTTTGTCCAAGAGCAGTTGATATTTTGTCCATAACGTCTTTTGTTGGGTTAGTTTTATATCCATTTTCTAAATTACTAATATAACTAGGAGTCAATCCTGTTAACTCAGCAATCTTATAAACACTTAATCCCAATTTATTTCTAATTATTTTAATCTTATTCAATTATTTTCACCTCCTAACTCGTATCTGTGAGCTAATAGTATCATTATCTATCAGCTAACGCAATAGCATCATTATCCTCTAGCTAACTATATGCAAAAATTATCTAACTATGTCGCAAATTTCCTTTAATTTTCTTTAAATTACGTTGATTTTTATTATCTGATAGATTATAATATTAACTGTTAGATAATAAAGGGAGGTAATATAATGTTAAGTGAAAACATAAAAAAAATCAGAATTAATAAAGGATTAGGATTAAATGAAACTGCTAGAAAGGCTGGAATAAGCGGAAGTTACTTAAGTGATATAGAAAATGGTAAAAAAGAGAATCCAACTGTTACAACGCTTAATAAAATAGCTGATGCATTAGAGGTTCCTTTGGATTATTTGACAAGAAAATCAGTAAAAGCAGTAATCGAAGATAATTTAGAAGAATTAGGTATAACTTTTGAAGAATTATCAAATAAAACAAAGATTCCAATAGCATTCTTTGATAGTCTAGACGATATAATCCCAGATGAAGGTGATTATGAAAGAATACAAGTAATAGCTCATACTTTAAATATAGAACCAGCTGACTTAGCAAATGCCTTGCATAAGCAAGAACCACCAATCGCACCAGAAAAATTAAAAGAGTGGGATGACAAATATAATGGTGTTATAAAAGAATCTACGTCTTCTTACGTACCACATTCATCATTAAAAGGTGTATTAAGAAATGAATTTGAAGAAAAACAATTCACTAGTCCACAAGAAGCTATGAAATTTATTTTGGAACAGCCATCCATCATGGGGTATGGTGGATTCGATACTTCTAAAATGAGTAACCAAGATATAATCGATTTTGCAAATGAACTATTAAATATAATAAAAATGCTAGGACCTAAATACAACAAATAAATACACATGAAAGATGAAAAAATAGTATACAACTTTTAGGGGGATTTATGGAGGCAGAAGAAATTATACTACTGGCACAAAAGATAAAAAATAAACATGGGAATAATTGCTTTGAAATTTGCTCTACATTAGGAATAAAAATAAATTATACAAAACTTAAACCAAATATATATCCAGCCTATAGTTTAAAAATTAAAGAAACCCCAGTTATTATTTTAAATGAGCATTTTACATTAAAATCTCAAAATATACTATGTGCACATGAATTAGGCCATGTGCTAATGCATGATGATAAATTATTAAATCAATTTGGTGATGAAAATAATGGAATTGAAGAATATCAAGCTAATTTATTTGCAGTAGCTTTATTGTTTGACCAAGATGATTTAGAAATAAATTTAATGGATAATTATATCTTAAAAAGTTTATTAGATATGAACATAAAATTAAAAGTGTGACAAACGGAAATTCATTAATACCAACACTTTAAATATGTTTTGTTACAGAGTGTGACAAATAAAACAAAATATCTGTAACACCTTTAAAACATTGGCATAACTATTTTAAAGCCTTATCTGTTACAGAGTTACACATTTCTTTACTTTCTTTATATATAAAATAAAATAGAAATTTCTTTATTATATTATATAAAGAAATTATTATATATATTGTAACACTTTTATTTGTCACAAATTTCTCTTAAGTGTTGATATTACTAGATTTTATCAATTCAAAAATGTTACAAATGGTGTTACAGATGTAGTATAAATTTATTATTTTAAGAAAGTTGGTGATAAAATGCCCAAAGTAATAATAGTCGAACCAGATATCACCCCAGAGGAAAATGAAGAAAACTTAAAGCAAGTTATCGCTGTATTACAAAAAATTGCAAATAAATTAGCAGAATAATTTATATAAAAATAGAGGTGATTACATGGATAACAAGCTCTTAACTCAAAAAGACTTAGCTGAAAAATGGCAAGTAAGCATAAAAGCGATAGAAACTTATAGACAACAAGGGATTATAACCCCAATAGAAGGGTTACCTTCTATAAGATTTAATCCTCAAGATATTGCAAAATTGGAAGGTACTAAGCTAGAAAGATTTAGTCCACTAGAACGTAGACGTATGGAAAGAGAAATAGAAAATCTAAAACAAGAAAATGAAAAGCTTAAAGGTATTTTAAGTAAAGTTTTATCAGATGTATCTGAAGTTATTAATTTAGTTTAAAAAGGAGTGATTTTCAATGAAGGGTGGAGTAAGAAAAAGAGGATCTACTTGGAGTTATTATTTCTATATTGGAGAAATTGATGGAAAGAAAAAAAATGAAAGAAAAAGGTGGTTTTAA